GTGTTTTATTAGTATCAAAAAGACCCCCCTTAGAGAGGTTACACGAAGCACATAATAATTGAAGATTATTTAATGAATCATCACCACCTAATCGTCTCGGTATGATGTGATCTACATGGTTACCTTCCATACCACAGAGCTGACATGTACCAGCATCTCTGCGTATGACCATCTCTCTTAACTTACGCCATTGAGTAGTAGAACCATTAGACCTTAACGCTGACTTCTTCAATGCCAATCCTTAATCTTCCAATGATCTAATGCAGCACAGTAGTTAGGCTCATCACCTATCATCCCATACCGGTGAGCGACATATCTACTAGACCAGTCATACTGTTGTAATGGTGTAGCTGTAGCCAACCAGTCTGATCTACCCTGCATGAAGCCATGATGTGAGCCATTAACAGCATCGAAGTTCCAATTACTCTCTTTAGTAGCAAGAGTATCTAAGCATTGGTAGTTATTAAATGATAACTGGTTCTTTATATAATTCTTTATATCAAATTCTTTTACTTCGACTGCTTTAGCAGTCTCAGTTGTAGGTGATTCATTTATGAATAGACCTCCCCCGACAGCTAACATCGCGGTCGCGAGCAACCGCGCACACGCGCTCGCTAGCGATTTATAGCGTACCAGCCTTGTCAAATTCATCGACGATTTACGCATGATCTTGGGCGTGTCTAATCCTGATTACAATCATGTCTGATATTTATATCGAAACTGCAGAACTGACATCCCATCAGCTCATAACAATGTGCACACATGTATTCAAACTGTATTTCATTACAGCATGTGAAATGAGCTGTTGAATCAGACTTTAATTTATAGTCAAACGGCATTATTTGTCCTTTCCCCATCCAGTGCCTTTAAAGATCGCTGGAGTTGCTTGAAATACCCGAATCATGGGAGTTGAACAATGCAGCACCGGGTTAATAGCTGCGCTAATTGAATGTTCTAACTCTTGTGTTTCTCCGCATATTATGCATTCATAATCATAACGAGGCATTGTGATCCTTACATTTAGTGCAGTAATCGTCATTTATTAGCCATGTGCCACAGCCTTGACAGCGTGATGGCTCTTGAAACCATTCTGAGTAATCGACTTTATTGAGTAGCTGGATCAGGTCAGAGAATCGGAGCATGGCTCCGTACTCCCCAGCATCTTCACCCTGTCCGTTGAATCTCATCACGACTATAGACAGCTTCCCATCTGCCCGCTTTCGTGTCTGATCCAGCCACTCCTTCGGTTGGAAGGCACTCCGCGCTTTAACTTCGATGTCGAACGGGACACCTGTTATATCGCTACCTTGCCGACCTGCCCCAGCACTTTCTGCGTATGGAAACCACTTTTTTAGGTACTCAGCGACGCTTTTCTGAGTGCGATAACCACGATGCTTACGATGCTGGGAAGCCATGCTATAACCAGATTGGTGGGCATTGATCTGCCCGATTCTTAGATGGACAGGTGTATCCCTCGTACGGCTTACCGTTTTTTGAAGACACCCCGGTCTTATGAATCATGAAATCATGCTGGCACTTAGGTGCTTGCGGAACTTCTTTAGCATTTAACTCATTTGCTACTAAGTTCATCGCATCATTCAGCGATGGCGCAGCTGATATTGAAATCACATTCATATCATCTTTAGGATCAGCAATAGTCCAAGCATCTGCTACTGGTTCTGGGAACTTTTGTTTGATAATAGGCTTCTCGACCTTTGCCATTTCTTCTCGGCTTGGTCTCTTGCCTTTAGCTGCGAAACCTGCATTTGCAAGAGCTCTGCCGATCGCAGAAGTCTCGCAGTTTTCCAGAGCGCTAGTTGCATTAACGCCCCTGTCAGTATCCTTCTCTTCAGCATAGCCAGTCGAGTATGCGACTTGATCGAGGTAAGTGCGATAGAGATACGCTTTAATAACATATCTATGAGCTTCACATATTTCCAATTCCGTTGATATGCGTCCATCTGGGAACTCCTTCCAAAACTTTTCCAGCCGACTTTCGACTGTTTCATAATCAGCTAAGTTAAACGCCACGAACTTCTCCTTTGATAGCCCATTTCATAATCTTATGAAATACAAATACTGCTTCTTCTCGATCATCTTCACACGCAGCTTTATAAACTGTTGAAATTAACCAAGCAATTTGATCTGCATCAAAATCTTCACCCATGATTAATCTCCTCTTGCTTAACTAGAAACTCGGCTTGCTCTGTCAAAGGCCAGTGTGACCCATCAGGCCAGATCGACACCCAGACAGCACAAGGCTGACAGTAATGTCGGTTGATACCCTTAGACTTAGCATGCTGACTTACCACAGTCCACACAGCTAGTGTCTTACCTTTGCCATTTGGGTGTTCTTGTCCCCAGCGCATTTTGCAATAATCGCACCATTGACCGGGTTTGGCCTTAGTAACTGTCAAGGTCATTCCAATCAGTTGATGTAATAGAGCCAGCGATTGCAGAGTAGCTACAGATGTCTTTGTAACTGTCTGGGTGGTTTGCCGTTGTTTTAATTCTCGAGATTTTGGTGAGGATGAGACAGATTGCGACTTCGTGTGGCTCGATGTTCTTGTCAAGGTACACGCTCCAGAGTCTTGCGATCTGAATGTGATTGAGAGTTGAATCGCCGTACTCACTACCTCGTTCGACGAGAAGTTGCTTGGCTTCATCGAGGATTTCACTGGCCTTCACTCTTGCCAAAATGTGTGTCGAGCGACTGAGCGACCTAATAAGTAACCCTCTTCTTTGCCTTGCTTAAATCCATGTGCGTAACCAGCTGCAATTCCAACCACTAAAAACGCCAGCATAACTAGCGTTAGATATAAATCTAAATTCATTTTGCCCTTTCCATCAGTGAGTTTCACTGATAAGGCGCAATCTACATGCTACCTAGGACTTAGCAAGTTCATTTAGATAACGAAACGGTAACAATTCTCCATCATCCATGGCATCATCGATGTCACGCCTAAGCGGATTATCGAGATCGTCCATACCTGCGACCGTTATAGGCAAAAGTTCCATCCTTCTCGATGTGAATTGTCGATACTTGAACGCCCTTAGCATCCTCTTCAACGATCAAGAATGCCTGTTGCCAGTTCATTGTGCCCTTGGTGTAGTGAGCCTTGCGAATATCCATGAGATGTCCACCTTCAAAGCCTCTCAGGATACGCCCTAATTTGCCCCCAGAAGCTTCTGTAAAGGCTGATTGACCTGCTCTGTGAGTGTGTCCACAAATCACGCTTAGCCCATGCCTACGGGCTGCTTCTAGGGCTGTGAGACCGGGCGTAGGTTTGATAGGCTGTTCGTCACCATGCACTGCCACATAGCCTTTTGCAATCGGATATGGCTTCTTATGGTATGTGATACCTAGTTCATCGAGCTTCATAAACTTCTCGAATTTTAATTCTGGTAGTGATAAGAATGCCGGTATCTTATTCATAATCACATTGTAAAGACGATCTGTGTGATTTGATCTAATCATCGCAGCTTCTTTGACATGCTGGGTCAGTTCCCATAGCACATCGACTGCCATATCTCTATCGGCAGCTAGTGTCTGCTCGTACCATCCGGGTTTGTTTTCTGTCCATCTGCTGATCTGTGGGAGGTCGATTTCATCTCCGAGAGTAACCACAGCATCAGGGCGAAATGCTTTAATAAAACTCGCAACATTCTTGACTGCTACTTCATCGTGATATGGGACTTGTAAGTCTGGTATTACGATGGTTCTTTTCATTAGTCCTCGTCATCGTCAGGATAATAACCCGGTAACTGGCTTGGATTGTCATTGATCCGTTTAGGCAGAATCCAGTCAGGATAAGAAATTGGGTCTTGTATCATCGAGATACATATATCTGCAGCGAAACCAGCCTTGCGCAAAGCCTTATAGTATTCATTTAAACCAATACAATAAGCCTCTAGAGCTGTATAGCCCTGATCCTCTAGAGGTTTAACTTTACGCGCAGCCATGGCTTAATTCTAACGCTCTAAAAGTATGTTGTAAATCTCATCGACTCGTGTGTTGAGTCGCTTGATCTCGCTCAGTAAGTGTGTGATCACATAGCCAGCCAATCCACCGATTATCGCAATAGTGGCAATATAGAGCTGAAAGAAGTCTGTTTGTGTCATCGCTTGGGTGTCGCATATCCAAAGACTCCAGCTAGTAAAGCCCAGAGGATCGAGCGATAGTCAGCTGCAAAGTTACTCGCTGCCCATGCTGCTAGGAATGCTCCTGCTGTTAGAAAGTATGGATTCTTGATGTTCATTCTGTCTCCGTAAGGTAAGTTGGTGAAATAAATGTATCTGTTTCTTTATCGTATTTATCACCAATGCCAGCATATTTGCCTCTTATGCGTCCATTGTATGAAGTGCGAATACAAGGTTGTCCTCTGAATTTTGAGTACCATTCCTCAGGCGTTAGCCCTTCAAGTAATTCTGACTCATCAACACCAACAATTACTTCGGTGACTGTGTTGTTCTCATCTAAAAATGCGTAATGTGCCATTATGCGAAACTCACATTTCCTGTGCCAGCAGTAATTGTTGATACCTTAAAACCACCTGAAGGTGCTGCTGTTGTACCTGTCAAACCTGCGCCTATTGTGATTGTATAATTGTCTGGGTATTTGATAATGACAATTCCGCTTCCACCTGCTGCACCAGCTTGAAGTCCAGAAGCAGTTCCGTTTGCTCCACCACCACCATTACCTGTATTGGCAGTTCCAGCACCTTGATTTCCTCCGCCAGTATTGTTTCCACCATTTCCACCTGCGGCATAAGTTACTGCTGAACCAGAAATGGAGTTACTTGTTCCAGTTCCACCTGCTCCGCCATTGGGTGATGCTGTATCAACACCTGCAGAACCTACTGAATTTGAGCCGCCACCACCGCCGCCACCACCAACATTTGGCGAACCAGCCCCACCATTGTTTCCCTGAGATGGTGAGGTGCTTGGAGTATTACCCGCACCCCCTGTGCCACCTAAATTTCCCGAACCACCACCCGAACCGCCCGATAATCCCGCGATTGATTGATATGCGCCCGCGCCGCCGCCAGCAGATGTATATAAATTAAATACTGAATTTGACCCAGCTGAGCCGTTGGCTCTAGCCCCAGTTCCAGCCCCAGCACCGCCGCCGCCTACTGTAACTGAATAGTTTGTATTGACAAGCAAAATTTCGTTAGTAAAACTACGATAACCTCCAGCACCTCCAGCACCAGCGCCACGACTAGAAGCCGAACCAGCATTTGCGCCCCCTGCGCCACCTGCAACAATAAGGACATCAACAGAAAACGGAAGTGCAACAAATTGATTGCCAAGCCAATTAGCAACAGTCGATGTCGATACAAGATTTGTAAGTCTTGATCGTTGTCCGTATCTACTCATTTATGAAATCCGATTTACATAACCAACGATGTTGAGAACATTGGCTGTACCTGCAAAGGCGCGAACTACTAAAGAGTTTTGAAGCAACAAGCCCGGAGCAACCAAAATCATCCCTGTACCTTCAGCTCCGATATTTATCTCAATATGATCATCGGGTGCTGCGACTCCACCCCATTCGAGTGTAAGTTTCACAACACTTGCTGAAGTATTGTGAGCATAAAGCCAAATCTCATCTAATGATGATGTACCTGAAACTGCTGTATGGATAAGTGTGCCAGCAGTTGCTGTTTGTGCAACTTTGATGGCTTTACCATTTGTGCTGCCTGATAATAATACCTTTGTAAATGTTGCCATTGTTATCCCCTATCCGAATACTTGCATTGAAATTACAGCTTGATCAGTATCATAGACTGCATTGGTGCCATTTGTGCCGTTAGTGCCGTTAGTACCATTAGTACCAGCTGCACCAGTAGCACCTGTATTACCAGTGTCACCCTTGATGCCTTGAATACCTTGGATACCTTGTGAACCAGTTGCACCTGTAGCACCTGCTGGGCCTGTATCTCCAGTGTCGCCTTTAACTCCTTGAATACCTTGTGCTCCAGTGGCACCTGTATCGCCTTTAGGGCCAGTCGATCCGGTATCACCTTTATCGCCTTTTAAGCCAGTTGATCCAGTTGGGCCTTGTGCCCCTTGTGCACCGGGGTTACCTTGTGTCCCTTGTAAACCTTGTGGGCCTTGTGGGCCTTGTGGGCCTGTAGGCCCTGCTGGCCCTGTTGGACCTGCTGGACCTCCTGCTGGACCGGCATCGCCCTTTTCACCCTTTGGCCCCGGGAACAGATTATTAGAGCTAATAGTCACTCTACCCATTTGTGCCTCCTACCATAGGGATGTTAAAAAATGATGAATCTTCATCCGCAGTCTTTGCAAACGAGACATGGATGTGATGGGTGTGTGCGTTAATTCCAGTATATTTGATCCAACGCCATAATGACTTTCTTGAACAGATTTTACCCATGTGGATAACATAAGTGATCCGTCCACTGGACTTCGCATATTCTCGTATTTGATCCGCAAGATAGACCGATGTGGATTTTGACTTGTCGAGGTTAGCATCAATGTCGATGGCGCGTACCCATCCGAGATCATCTGGATTGTGATCAGACTTGCTAGCAGCGTGTCTGGTATCACCGATCCAACCATCGGAAGTTCTATCTCTATCTGCGAAACAGTCATCGATCTGTTCTCTCAGCTGAATAGCGGATTTACTCAGGCGTGGCTTCATGTGGGAAGAA